CGCTGTTAGTCAGGCATATAAATCTGGTGCTGCTGGTGGAAAATCAGCCGAAGCATTCGCTGGAGCTATGCGTGGCAATATCCCAATCCTTACCATTCTCAAAGAAGCAAAAGAAGCATTGCTGAATATGAAGATGGCAAAGAACGCTAAATATAGAGAAAATCAAGCAGCATTAGCTGTTAACGATAAGATCCTTAACTTTAATGGCATTGATAAGGCGGTAACTAAAGCCTTAAATATGGTTACTTATAAGGGTAAAATCATAAATGAAGCAGGCCATACCGCTGTTCTTAAAGCGCAAGAGCTTGTTAATAACTGGAAAGCAAGCGATCCTAAAAAGTATCACACTCCAGTAGATATTGACCAACTAAAACAACAAGTATACTCTATCGTTGAAAAGCAGGAATACGGCAGCCAAGCTAGGCTTGCAGTTAACCAAATAAGAAACGGTATTGATAAAGAGATTAAAGCTCAAGCGCCAAGCTACGCATCAATGATGAAAGATTATGCGTCACAGGCTAGCTTAGTAGAGCAGCTAGAAAAGGCATTTAAGCTAGGTGATAAGGCTAATATAGAGTCTGCTGTTAGATCATTACAGCAATCAGTTAGGGATAATGTTAATACTGGCTTTGGAATGAAGAAGCAATTAGCTGACAATCTAGACAGTGCTGGTGGAAGTAATGTAGTTCCTATGGCTGCTGGCAGTTCATTAAGCAACTTTATGCCTAGAGGAATTCAGGGAGCTACTGCGCTACCAACAGCTTTTGTGGCTAATAGTGTAGGCGGTATTCCGCTTATGATGGCTAATGTCGCAGCATCATCACCAAGATTCGTTGGAGAAGCCGCATTTAAGGCAGGACAGTTAAGTAGAGCAACACAGGGTTTGCTAGGCATGGCTCCAGACGTTAATGTAGGTCAGGCTTTAAACTTAATGTATCAGTCACAGCAGCCAAAGGAACAACAGTAATGTCAGATAAAATGTCAAAAGACGAAATCCAAGGCGCAATCCAAGACGCTATACAAGCAGCGATTGATTACGTTGATAGCGACATATCAAGCCAGCGTGAACGCGCACAGCGGTACTTTGACGGTGCTGTAGACCTAGAGCATGAAGATGGACGCTCTAAGGTTGTCTCTACTAAGGTACGTGACGTAGTACGTGGCGCCAAGCCTAGTCTGATGCGTGTGTTTATGTCCAATGATAAGTTCGTTGAATTCACACCTAAAGGCCCAGAAGACGTAGCAAATGCCGAGCAGCGACAGCCTACACGCACTGGGTATTTAACAAAGCCAACGGCTACACCATCCTAAGTAACGCAATACATGACGCTTTAGTTAAGAAAGTAGGCGTAGCTAAGGTTTGGTGGAACGAAGAAACCATTGCTAAGTCGTACACTTACGAGAACCTATCTGACGAAGAAGTACAGATCCTAGTTAATAAAGACGGTGTTGAGGTTGTAGAGCATAGCCAAGAAGTCGAGATTGACGTAGATGAAAGCGGTATGCAGGTTGAGCGTAACACCCATAGTATGGTCATTTCTCACAAGTACGAAGAAGGTGAAATGGTCATTGAGGGCATTCCTCCAGAAGAATTCTATATTGACGGTGCAGCTAAATCTATTGATGACGCCTATATTGTCTGCCACCGTACTGAGAAACGTGCAGGCGACTTAGTAGCAATGGGATTCGATAGGGACGTTATTGACGGTTTAGCAGGTGTTGATGACGATTCTTTAGTAGGTGACGAAGAGAAGTTATTACGTTTTGGTGACGCTGTTGACTCTGCAGAAGGTATAACTAACGATCCTTCTATGCGTACCATTGTTGTCACAGAAGCCTATATGCGTATTGACGTAGAAGGTGATGGCGTCCCTACACTTCACAAGTTCTTATGTGGTGGTACGGAATACGAAGTATTGGATATGGAGCCTTGGGATAAGGTTCCTTTTGCTGACTTTCACGTTGACCCAGAGCCACACGCATTCTTTGGACGCTCACTAGCTGAATTGGTAATGAACGACCAAGATACTACGACTAGCGTACTACGCGGAATACTAGATAACGTAGCACTCGTAAACACACCACGCCTTGAAGTTAACGAAGACATGGTTGAGATGGACGATGTTTTAAACAACGAGATTGGCGCAATCATTCGCTCAGAACAGATTGGCTCAGTAAACCCATTAACAGTACCTTTTGTGGCTGGTTCAACACTACCTGCGCTCCAGTATCTAGATATGCTAGTCGAAGAGAAGACAGGCATCACTAAAATGAGCATGGGCCTAAACCCAGATATGCTTCAAAATACCTCAGCTACAGCCGCAGCACTGACCGCACAAGCAGGCGCTGGGCAGGTTGAAGTAATGGCTAGAAACCTCGCTGAAGGTACTAAGCGGTTATTCCAGCTAATGCTACACGTAGCCGTTAAAAACTCTCCTGACGAGCAGATGATGCGTCTGAACGGGCAGTTTGTACCAGTAGACCCAAGTGTTTGGGATATTGAGATGGATATGGAGATTAACGTAGGTTTGGGAACAGGCCAAGAAGACGTTAAAGCAGCAGCATTAATGCAAACATTCCAGACACAGCAGCAGATCTGGCAGACCTATGGCCCTACTAACGGCCTAGTAAGCATGACACAGATGCGTAATACCTTAGCAGATACGCTTGCGTTGAGTGGTATCAGGAATGCTGACCGCTATTATGCACCTATGACGCCAGAGGCTGAACAGCAACTAATGGCTCAGATGCAAGAGCAAGAAGCACAGCAGGGTGAGCAGGGTGAGCAGGGCGACCCAATGGCAGATGCGCTAATTCAGGCAGAGCAGATTAAGGCTCAAGCTAGAATGCAGAGCGATCAGATGCGTATGCAGGGTAAGATGCAGGGCGACCAAGTTAAGATGCAGGCTGAGATGCAGGTTAAATCTGCTGAAATGCAGTCTGCTCAAGGTAAAGAATTGGCTGAATTGCAGCTTAAATACCGTGAATTGCAGCAGGGCGATGACCTTAACCGCGATAAAATGAACCAAGATCTACTGATTGAAGCTGCTAAGATACTAGGACAGTATGGTAGTGCGGTAGATGTTGAGCGAGTAAGGGCCATGCAAGCAGCACCACGCATGGGTAACGTCCAATGATAAGAAAGGCACAAGCCGAGTATTTACCCAAAGATGATACTTTTACTACAGTATTTGATATAATCCGAC